ATACCAATGCTGTACTTAGTCTGTACTTCAGAAGCCCGTTAGGTGGTATGCTCACACAGTGGACAAACTTTAATAGAAACTGGGCAGCACAAGCTATGATGATGAACATCAACAGAAGAGCTAACAGCCTAATAGCTGGTGACATATCAGACATAGATAGACGTAGACTTATGAGTGAGCTTAAAGAAAACGGTCTGACTATGGATGATTTCAACCTGATCGCTAATGCATTTAGGAATGAGGATGGTAAGGTCAGAATAGATATAACAAGAGATGACATACTAGATACTGTAGTAAAAACAGAGACTAATCTAGTAGCTCCAGCTAACAAAAAGAAAAAGAAAGAAGCTGACATCAGAGAACAAGATGTAACTATAAGAGATATGCTAGTGCCTTGGATGCACAAGGTAGTAGATGATGTAGTTGTACACCCCAAAGCAAACAACAAACCACTATGGATGTCTGACCCTAGGCTAGCTATTTTTGCACAGCTTAAGACATTCCCAGTTGTATTTGGAAACACTGTGGTTAAAAGATTACTAAGGAAAATGAATCCTAAACAATGCAACCCAGACTATGGTGCTGCTGTTGGTGTGGTGGGTGCAATTGCATTTGCTTACGCTGCTGTTTATTTTGGCGAGATGATGAAGGATGCTATCAAAAGCAAAGACTTTGAAGACCCTACATTTAAAGAGACTCTAGATAGAATGGGACTGCTTGGACCAGTAGGTATGCTTGGTGGTGCGGGAAGGTTTGGTGAGAGTGCTACTACTGCAATAGGTGGTACAGCAGTTGGATTTGTAGACAGAGCTTACAAAGATTTCTTAACACCTATCTGGACTGCTGACGAAGGTGGCTTAGAGGATGATTCTCCAATGGAAAACTTAGGGGAATGGTTATCAGAGACACTGAATGGTTCTCTTGGTGCAGTAGGAATATACTTTAAACCATTTGGAGGTGACGAATAATGGCTTGCGGAACAGAGATAGTACCTGGATACAAAGCGTTTGACCAAGTAATCAGTAAGAATGTTACTAACCCAGGGCTAGAGGCAAAGATGAATCAGCTACTAGCCAAGGCTGAGAAAAAAACTAAGAAGAAGCAGAAGTAGATATATAACCTACTCTTTTGTTTATGTATTTCTGGCTACCAAAGTCAGTCTTTGCTGGCATACGTCTATCTTCCCAGCCAAAGTCATAGCCTTTCTCCCTTAGATTGCTTATATTAAATACATACTCACCTTCTGGTGTAGATATTATGTATAAAAATTCCTTTCCACTCTCGTCAGCCTGATCTAGGTTGGCTGTATACTTCTTGTGTTCTATTAGTTGTGTGTCGTAGTGCTTTCTTCTGCACTTAAACTCAATTACATACTCATCACTATACCCATCAAATGTACAGAACTCATCTGTAGTTGCTGTAATTGATGTGCCTAGCTTATCAACAGCTATCCACTGCAATTCTTCTTGAGTCATAGCTCTTCTCCTTTTATCTCAACAACAACATAGTTGTCATCTTCTATGCCACCAAACTTAGTATTGATTTCACCAACATAATCATAGTCATCATCTTTTATTACTCCACCTTTAACTAATGCATCCATAAGAAACTTGTGCATAGGAAACGTGTAGTTGTCTAAATCTTTTTTTCTTTTGTTCTTGAAGTACAGTGTGTATGAAGGTGTTATCTTCTTGTATTTAGGTAGGGTCTTTACAAACTCTTTGACTACTTCATAGTAATCATCCTTGCATTTGCCTTTGGCAAAAGGATGTAAGTGTATAAAGACATTAAGACTAAGCAAGTTTGTTTTTTTCTTGTCTCCTCTGCCCTTAGAATATGTAGGCATAGGCAAGATACCCTTGCTTATCATTTGATGTCCTCTTCTTTGAGTATCTCTTCTATCTGTTTCTCAATAAACCAGCGTGCTTTTCTTAAGTCATCTAGTCTACCTTGACCAAGATGTTTGTGCTCCCAGCGACACAAATACTTACACGCACTTGCGGTTAGGTAGCTCATTTTTTGGTCTAATATAAAATCTATTACTTCTATCTTTCCCTTCTGATAATGTGAAGGGTTTATTTTGTCCAGTCCCTTTTCCATAATTCCCTCGGCTTGGTTGTTTTCTTTTTCTTGAGTTCTTGGTAGAGTCTAGCAGTCCTGTCCATTTGAACAAGACCGCCAGAGTTTTTAGGCTTAGTCCTTGAGCTCATCGACTATGTCTTTGTCGAGTAGCTTCCAGATAATAACAGCAGCAATGATGCCTGCTAGTCCACCGTTTCCTAAAGTCCATACTATGCCCAGTATAGAACCAATTACATCTCCAGTTAGGAAAGCTACCTTTGGTCCAAAGATAACTTGTAATATAATTGATAGGCTGATTAACTTGATGCCAACATCTATTGCACCATCAGCACCGTTCTTTATTTTCTCTAACATATTAACTCCTTTATTATTTTAATTGGCTATATAAGCCACCCTTTTCTAAGAGCATTTAACCATATGACAACATAGATTAAACACCCTGTAGAAACCATCGCTGCTACAAAGTAAGCAGTATAAACAATTGCTTTCAGTATCTTCATACTTTCCACCCTACACATAGTGTTGTATCAACTGGTGCATTACATCGTAGCTGTTCCATTTTTTCTTCAAACATACTGCATCCAGTTAATGTAATAACTATAACTTGCAAGACTATTATTAATATAAATGTATTCATTCTACATCTCTCTCCTCCTCAACTAAATCTACTAATTCACATACACTACCAGTACAGGCTAGTGTCTTAGTACCCACTGTTGAGTCTGTTAATTCATATTTGCTAATCAAGTCCCAGTCTACAGACTTTGGCATTTTCTTAGCAAGCTCTGTGTACTGCTCTTTAGTACAATCTTCATAAGGTGCTTGTTGGTATGTGTGGTCTGAGTGTGGTAAGAAACTAACACCACTGACCTCATCGAAATGTTTATACACCCACGCACCTACTTCCATCCATTCGTGTTCTCTAACACTAATGGTTACACTAGGCTTGTGCTCACAATAGTATCTCTGATATGTAAGCCACAACTCTAGTTGTTCAATAGCTGTTCTTTCGTTCCTAGTCACAGCACCTTTGGGTGCTTTCATAGGGAATGTAAAGACCTTGACACTATTAGGTTTCATAACATCAGCCTCACAAGGGATGCCCTGATCTTCCATAAGTTGTGCTATTGGGTCTTTGGCATCTGCTCTTACTCTTCTAAAGTAATAGTCGTTGTGTCTAGTGTGTATGCCACTAGCACTGTCAACTAGCTGGCTGACTGTACCACTGGGTTTAATTGCTGTGGTTGCAGTAGCCTGGTTAATGCCTAATGCAGCAGACCATTTCTTGTTAGTAGTTACTGTCTGCTTTTTGAGTTCAATCAAGAAGTCAGGCAAAGACTTTTTACCGTGGTGTCCTCTGCTTGCACTTCCATTCATAAAAGAGTTGTCCATTATACCAGTTAATGAAACTCCCAAGAGAGATTCTTCTTCTGTATTGTGTATCCATTTAGGTCTTAATCGTTTGATATTTGTCAGTGACGCTTGGAACGTACCTAGTATGGTAGCCAACCTTACCTTTCTTAAAATGTCCTCTTGTTTGTCCTCTGCTCTCACCACCACTTCAGTTAGATTACAGAACTGTCCATCTCTTAAGATGATTTCACTACAAGGATTGCATCCAAAGTCGTGCTCAACATCACGTCTGCCAATAGAGGCTACTTGTTTCTTTGCTGCTTCTCTATTAAAGATACCACGCTCACCAGACTTGGACTCATACAGTGACAGCCATTCTTTCATAAAGATTCCTATGTCTGGCTTCTCTGTGTAGCACACACTGTTGTTACTCAGTGCCATCTCTGGTGTATCAGACCACCACTGACCAGACTTAGCATTACGCATACGCTCATCAGTCAGATTAGATAGTGAGATCAGGGCACTACGTCTAACACCGCCTACTACAACTACCTCTGCTATCTTGCACATCATACGATGGCACTCATAGCTGGTCAGCTTGCGACCTACTGCATCTTTAAATAGGTTAGTAGCAAAGTTAAATAAATCTAGTAGTGGCTCTGGTCCACTGGCTCTGCCACCAAACGTAGATAGCCTGGCACCTTTAGGTCTTACCCTAGAGAAGTCCCACTTAGGCATCTCACCGTTATACAAATAGTTAATTAGTTTTCTGAATGCAGACTGCCATCCTTCCTTGCTGTCTTGCACTACTACAATGTCATCAACATCAATCATTTCTTCTGGCACTTCTGGTAGCTTGTTCGTGTGCTGTCTCTCTACGCTGAACCCTACACCAGTACCGTGCATAAGCACATACAAACACTCATCGAATGCTTTAGTGTGGTCAACACTAAGATAAGCACAGTTGTATCCAGCTATGTTGTTATCTTTCAGTGCCTTACCCGCAGTCATTAGTGCTCTCATACTAGGCATAACATCTAAGTTAAGCACAGCTTCTTCAAGAAGTTTCCTAGTCTTAGGGGTTAGCTCGCCCTCAGTGTTTTCTTTTAGGTGCTCCTCCATAAAGTCAAAGTACCTTGCTACAGTTTCTTTCCACGTCTCTCGCCTATTCTTTTCAGGCAGCCACCTTGCATATCTGCTTAGTGCTATAAAGTTTTGGTAATCATTTGGTAATGTATTCACTTTTTATCTCCTTCATCAATTGGTTCTATCTCTATGTCAACCATACGTTCACCGTTGTCATCTAGATAGTCTTTATATTTTAATCGACCAGTTCTGTGCATCAACACAGCATCGGTAATTCCTTTTTCATATGCTTGTTTGTGTGTAAAGTAAATACCTACAGCACCAAGCAATATAAAAGCTACACTCAGACTTATGTAGTCCACTAATAACTCTCCTCAAATTCCTCCAGAAATCTATCTTGCTTTTCTATCAGTCTCTTTTCAAAAGCATCTAATAGTTCATCGGGTTCTATTTCTAATTCATCACAGATTAGGCACACATCATATGTTGCAGCGATGTATGCCTTTAGCTCTGGTAGTTGTTTTGTTATCAAAAGTCAGCTCCATTAGTAACATAATAATTAGTTATCTTACCAGATGGAAT